TAAGTTGTTGTAATGGGCTAAAAAACCCCCACCAAAAAAGCTTTTCTTAAGTTAATGTTTTCTTAAACCCTAAAACCCTAAAACCCTAAAACCCTAAAACCCTAAAACCCTAAAACCCTAAGGCCAAGCTATCGCTTGTCCGTCGACTACGTCGATCACGGTAAACCGTCTGATCAGAGCGTCAATAAGCAATCGACACTTAAATAAATGTTCAATAGAATACTGCGAAGTAACTATTATGCTCTCTGGTCGGATAAGGCGTGATCCTCCTTTCTTCTCGGCAATAAACGGATAATGGTCTGCCCATATCTTCAAGAAATTGCCTATCCAAGCTGTCTGATTTTCATCAACATCATCAAGTAAAATATGGGTTTGATCGGTGTAACCGTCCCACCATTTATTAAGGGGTTTGGGATAAACTAACGGATAACGGTCTCTAACTCCTCTTGATTTTCCAGCTCCAGAAGCGCCGATGAGCCAGATGCCGCACGGTGACGCAAGGGGCTCAAGGGGTGGGAGAGCGTTGGACCGAATGCGCTCAAGGTTCCCAATGTAGCGGATGTAGATATCTGCGGGAATATCCTCGAACTGGCCCTTCTCAGCCATGGCACGGGCGTGTTCCCAACGCTCGATCTCCCGAGACCCGGGGTCCTTGGGTGGACTTCCGAACTCACGGTAGTTTCCGTCCTTCCGGCAGTATTCGGCAGCCTGGTCAGGTCTTCCTCTGGCGGACTCCAAGTGGGCTCCGGGGATGAGAATACGGAGAGCGGCGAGGGACTTGCCGTTGGCAAACTGAACGTATCCCTGAAGGTGTCTGGTACCGGTAGCAGCAATCTCTCGGCCTGCGATGCTGTACTTCCCTCCGAGTCCGTGAAGCCAGGCGTCCAAGGTGTCGTCGGTATCAAGGGCCGGGTCATAATTATTAAGGGTGAAGCACCAGGAGCGGGAACGGGACATATTTCTGGGGGGAAATGGCCTGTTTATATATTGCAAATGTGGGGAAGCCACTGCGCCACTTTGTGGGGTGTGGCGCATTTTTGTGGGGAGTGGCGCAGTAAGTTAGGGTTTAGAACGAACGAAAGGAATTTTTTTTTCGCCTGGCAGCGGGCGTGTGGAGTCACGTGTAAACTACGGACTTGCACACTGCACAGGTGGTCTAGGTAATAATGACTAGACCACCGAATGTGTATGTGTAACGTTACACAGAACGGAATTCAATTCCTTATTCAGCATGGCGCATATAGCAGCACGTGGCGCATGGATGCTTGGACGAAGATTCGCAGGGCCAGCCTTACGATACATTGGGCGGGGATTTGGGAGAAGTGCTGCGCGTGGAATAGCAGCAAGAGGGGCCAGTATTCCTTTACGAACAATGGGCCGGTCCGCGGTAGCAAGGTCAGGGGGCTTCAACCAAATACGTCGTATGGGAACAGCCGCCTTTAGTACGCCTACACGAGCACCAAGAATACAATCTGGGATACTTTCGGCACCAATGAAAAGAGCAGCGAAATTTGGTATGTTCGGCACTGCGTTAGGAGCAGCAGACTTTGCAAGAGTTAACAGCAAACGAGCTAAAAAAGATGGAAGCAAACGCCAAGAAACCCGTAAGGGTGAACAAGTTCTAGCTGGCGATAAAGGTGACGGTCTTGAAACAACAGATACGTTTAACAATAATACCGGTAACCCTAGTTGGAAAAATGCAGCTTTGGTATCTGGAAAACAAACCCTGATTAGATCTTCTACTGGAGGAATAAAAGGAACTGCAGGTAGAGCAGTTTGGGGATCGTTAGGTGATTGGCAAAAACCAGGTGATTACTTGGATATCGACAAGAAATTTACTACGGTTTGGAGAGCAGCCACAGGAACTACTAGTACTCCAGGATGGATTAAAGGTGACGATTTAAATCAAACAACCGGTTTCACTCAACGAAAATTCGTATATGAAAAGTTACACTCTAAATGGAGATTCAAAAATCAATCATCAAGTCCAACACATTTTGAATATTTTATACTTACCCCGCATGAAACTGACGAAAACACAATTTATTGGCAAAATGATTTCGTAAACGGATATCTAAAAAAACTCGGTGGAAACGCTAACAAAGCTACCGTTGCAGGAGCAGGAACTGGACAATTAGTAACTACTCCTATCGATTACCATTTCGGTCAAAGCATCGAATTTAAACGAAAATGGAAAATACTTTACTCACACAAAGTATTGTTAGCTGAAGGCCAAATGCATGTATTTGACTTCAACGACAACGCAAATAGATTAATCGATCTGGCGAAACTACCAAGCGGAGGAAATGGACAAATGAGAAACATGACTAAATATTTCGCATATAAGGTATATGGAGACATCGGCGATACAAGTAACGCAATGACAACGATAGGAGACGTAACGACGGCTCCTTCTAAAATCATATTCCATCAGGTCTCAACCGAATATGGTAGAACTGTTCTAACAACTCCAAAACTGTTATTGGATGAAACAACAGATCTAATTGACGAACCAGCCAATTTGTACGATAAAGATCCAAGTACTGGTGCCGTGGAGGACGTGAACTTAGAATGAATAGTTTAAAATATTTAGTAAAATTAGCTTTATTTTTAAATATAAGTTGTTGTAATGGGCTAAAAAACCCCCACCAAAAAAGCTTTTCTTAAGTTAATGTTTTCTTAAACCCTAAAACCCTAAAACCCTAAAACCCTAAAACCCTAAAACCCTAAAACCCTAA